TAAGGTTAGTATCTGAGCAAGATCCGTTTGATTGCTACTTAGCAATTGGCAAGAAAAACGGAATAACAAAATCATATTGGTCAATATCAGCAGATAATGATTTTATAAATATGAGTTTTAATCACCCTTATGTTGGCGCTACTGAAGTTTCGTATCCTGCTGATATGCAGTGGGGTAAGGCATCTTCAGTTAAGATTGAAGGTCCAACTTGGCTTGATCTGTGGAAAGCAGCAGATAAAGCCATACAGGAAAGTGGCGATGAGCACCACGTTTTCATAGAAGATTTCTATGAATTAGAGAATGGTGTTCTTCAACTTCATACTGGCAGTTAAGATCGAAACTATGTGGCGCCACTAAGCGCCCATAGTCGCAGGGTTTCTCCCTGCCTGATGAGATCAGTAATAGGAGGTAGCATGACAAAAGTTGATAAAATGTCTACTTTTGAAGACGGTACTGTCACTACTGTTGAGAGGCCAAAGACAAGGGCCGAAAAGATCTCTCAGTGGAAGAGAGACAATCATGCAGCCTACAAGCGTGCTTGTGATGATTCACATTGCACATGCACTCCAACTCGTGCTCAAATGCTCATTATCCAGCAGTACGAGGGCAATGGTCCAGACTATCTTAATCAGTAAGTAATTGAACTTTGGGGCGCAGCAGTGCGCCCCACTTTTAGGTCATTTAAGACCGCTAACCAGGAGAGTAAAATGTCAAATAGCATAAATGAAATAAAAGTAGGCGGAAAGGTTGATCCCAAAAAGGGAGCAAAAATCCAAAATATCTGTAATAAGATGAGAAGGATTATTGGCGGACAGCCTTCTGATGTTATATTTGAGGCATTAGCTATTGTATGTGCCACAAATATAAAAGAATATATGGAAATGGCAATAGCAGATAATGTTTCAATAACAGAAATTGAAGTTTATAATCTATTTATTGACCATATAAAAAATCGTTTGGAATCATTAGTTTTTATTCCTGACCAAACAAATTGAACTTTGGGGGCTTTGCCCCCACTTTTAGGCAATTTTGCCAACTAAGGATGTGTATAATGACAAAGAGCGACCCATGGATTCTCTGCCCAGTTTGCGATGGGGAGGGAACGACAGTCAATCCAAATATAGATTGTAATGGATTGACTCGCGAGGACTTCGATGAAGATCCAGACTTCGCTGAAGACTACAGGAATGGCACATATGATATCACATGTGCCGCTTGTTCTGGAAAGCGTGTGTTGAAAGCAGCGCGCCTCGAAGAATTGGCGCAACATGCTGAAGATCGCCGCCTCGCTGCTCGTGAGAACGGCGATTTTGAAAGCTATTGTGGCGCAGGCGATTGGAGATTCGGATGAGTGCATCTGACGTTTGGGTATATTCCAGAGGAAACAAGCTCATTCGTCGCGAAGAAAATGACGGATGGACTTATCTAAACCGTGGGCCAGAAGCCAATGAACAAGAAATCATTGGTATTGGCGGTTTTTACCAGGTAATCGTAGTTGGCGGCAAAAAGTTGCCAATTCAATATTGCGGTGACTGGGAAACAATCGTTGCCCATTTTACTAAGGAGTCATAGAATGAAACTTAATCAGCAAAAAGAAAACAGAAAGAAGTATCCATTCATCGTTGCATGGGGATACCGTCTTGGTTCTTTCCAGTATTATATCGACGGTGAAATTGAAAGAGCCATCGAGGACGGTGCTCCTGAACGTGCCATTTACAAAAGCGGTAGCGGTGAGTGGCGCACCATAGATGATTGTTCTAACCTCAATGCAAAGGAGGAATGTGAAGTTTGGGTTGCCAAGAATTTCCCCAAAACAAGATAGGTGCCTAATGATACAAGAGCAAGCTGAATTTGAGTTATGGAAGTCCAGAGTAGAAGTCTATTTGGAGCAAATGGTAAAGAAATCTACTGATGATTTTCGATACAACTATTTGCAGGACTTCAATAATAATGTTCCACCCAGCATAACGGCCACGCGTGTGGTGCGTACTGGTTATCGTCAAGGAGGTAGCAATGGTATATCAAGTAAAACGAAACGGCCACAAACTTCTCGATGAATATCGAGGTGATCGCGTTTATGGCGATTGCTACTGTATTCTTAAAGATGGAAAGGAAACTTATGAAGTTGTTCTTTCTACCATAGGTGACAGTTGTAATTGCCCAGGATTTACCAATCACGGTAAATGCAAACATCTTAATATGCCATATGAATATGCACCATGCATTGAAGGGCAAGAAATATATTGAGATCGAAACGGCCAGTGCGATTGGCCGTCGTTGCGTGTGGCGCAACCTGATGAGATCAAAATAGGAAATTGTAAAATGATACAAGAACTTATAAAATATGAGGCCGCTTGTAGAGCGGTTGCTGAAGCGTACAGAGTTGACGAAATTAAGGATATTCGTGATAAGCACATTGCCATTCAGGAATATGCTAGAGTTTCAAAAAACTTCGTAATGGAAAAGCAAGCATTGGAAATAAGGATGCGTGCTGAAAGAAAGGGAGGTGAGTTGTTAATACAGTTGAAGGAAGAAGGGAAAAGACACCAAAAAGAAGAAAACAGAAAGGTTGTTGAAAAACCGAAAGTGGCCGAAATAGTTGCGGAAATTCCGAAGTCGCCGGACGCGACTTCGCAAAATCCGCAACCGACACCGCCAATTTCTGTAATTCCGAAACTAGCTGATTTAGGAGTTGATAAATATTTGTCTGCTCAAATGCAAAAATTGGCAAAAATGCCGGAAGAAAAATTTGAGGAACATATTGGAATTCAAAAGGATAAAATTGATCAAAAACAAGTCAAGGAAGAAGCCAAAGTAGAAATCATAAAAGAGCGCGAAGCTAATCGTGCTGAGAAAGAAAGACTCAAACAAGAAAGAATAGAGTTCAATAAGAGAGTAGATGAGTCAGACTTAGATCCATTCCTTAAGAAGGAATTGAAGAGTGAAGCATCAGTAAAACATATTGTTCCATTTACTGTTGATTTTGCTCGTCATTTGGAAAGAGATAAAGAAAAATTAGATCAAATAATGCTAAATTCTGACAATCTAAATATTTATTCACGTCACAAATTAGCACAGGTTCTGAGAACATTGGGAGCACATTTTATTGAATGTGCAGAAAAACTCAAGGAGAAAGAGCACACTCCTGATTTTGATAATATGAGGCTCGCAAATCCAGATAATCTAAACTAGGTTCAGAAAGGTAGCAAAATGAACGCAAGTAATGAAATGCGAAAATGGCTTGAGAGACTCGGCAAAATCGCATATGTTATGCATCAAAATGGTAACAATTGGCCAAATGCAAAGGATATAGCCAGAGAACTTGACAAAATACCAGGTCAAAAATATTACTCTTATGATGGATTAGAGATTAGTAGTCTTCAATACGTTCTCCATCGCTTACCGGATGTTCCATCTACCATACATAGAATGTATGGTATTAGACCGATATCAATTAACGCAATTTTTTATATTAATGGTTGTATTAAGCCCAAATCTATAGATCAAGCCAAGAGATTTCTCACAAGTTCAGGACATCCAATATACGGAATTTATTTTCATATCGGAGAACGTGATCTTATTTATCAAGCACATTATTTACGTAATGTGGATAAAGCTAACAGGCTTAATGATAGAAATCTTGAGTTCCTTGTAACTCATACAGAAGCTAACGTCTTTTCTGACGAAGATGCTTTGCAAGCATTGGCTGCTTCGGATGAAGAAGCAGATAGAATCAAGTTGCGTAATGACAGACTACGCACCATTATACAGAGTGGCGGCAGAAAGCTACTGAAATAAAGATCGAAACTTGGGGCGCCACAAAGGCGTTCCAAGTCGTGCTGTTAGGCAGCACCTGATGAGATCGTCAGCAACCAAGGAGGGACTCGTATGGGTGACCCAGAAGAGCATACCAAAGCTGAAGAGCCGGTAGTAGAAGCTCCAAAAGAAGCAGAAGCTCCTCCAAAAGAAGCAGAAGCTGAACCGGTTCCGCCAAAAGGGACGGAAGATCAACCAGAAGTTGCGTAGCGTAATGGCGTAGTCTATGGCCGCTCCCATGCTTCCGTGTGGGAGCGGTTTTAACCAGGAGAAGAAAATGGCAAAAATGAAAACACTACATATGAAGACATACGAATATGAAATGTTACATCATGCTCTTATGATCTATATTGCGATGGTAACAGAAGAATACCACGAAAAACCATCAAAAATTAGATCAAAACGGATGGAAAAAGCTGTAGAGCTCAAAGAGAGGTTGTTCAAATGAATTGGCCACATGAGATGCGTCTCAAAGACTGCCCATGCGGTAGTGGCTTAGAACGCTCAGCTAACCAAGATGCTCGTGGCATTTTCTTGTGCTACACTTGTGACAAATGTCACGACGAAAAAATGTCTCGGTATAGACCAGACGTTCTTACTGACCCGGATTATTGGCACGACGAGCCAATTGACGAAGATTAATTGAGATCACCTGGTCGGGTTGTTCGCCCCCCGGACCATCGCGGGCCAGGTGTAGACTTGCCGCCAGGATTTGTAATGAGTACCTGGCGGCCCTTTTAGGCAATTTAGCCCCAACTAGGATTTAAAATGTCATGTACCTCATGGATCACATAACAGAAACAGTTCATGAAGCTAAGAGAAGAAGGCTTCTTAGCCATCCTGTCATAAGTATCTTCCCAATATTGGAAGAAAAATTGAAAGGATGTCCTCGCTTCCTGTTTGACGACGCAACTATCCACACAGCAGTGGAACTTACTCTGGGGCGCCCCAAGGTGCTTCGAGAAGCCATGGCTCATCTTAGAATACCATATACTAAGATGTGGATAGAATGGCCAGAAGCGGGACGAGAGAAATTGAGAACAACATTCTCAATAGATGCTTATGAGTATCCTAATCGTCCATTACCAACTCGTTTGGGTTTTCTACTAGAGACAGATGAGTTTGGTAGAAAAGGAATGGTTACTTGGGTATGGAGTAATCATTTTATCAAGAAGGGCGAGCCACCAAACGTTGGTCCAATATCTGCTTTCTTCGACCTAGATTTTGATTACAGTAAAATCACAAGTCCAAGTTTTGTTAAGAGTTTTTTGGATGCTAATTTAGCTAATATCTGGAAAGATAATAAAATCCAACTAGACGCGCTCCTTAGCATTTGGGATACATCATACCATAAACCATCTGAATGGGGAGCAAAGTTTTTGGAGCTACCTCCTCATTATCGGCTTAGGCTTAATGGAAATAGCCAAGATGCTCAAATAGCCAACTTCTATGCAGATGTGTATGGCGAATATATTATGATATGGTCGTGTCTAATGTTACTGACATCTTCCAGAAAAATTGTAGAGTTGGAGCATGTCGATATGTCTCCACTCAATAGAATACGCAGAAGAATGAATAAAGCTCAGAGATTAGACCATACCATAGTTACCATGCATATTAGCCAAGAAACTCGTATGCATCAACAAGGTATGCCGCTTGGATATACTCGAAAGAGTCCACGCATACATATGGTAGGCTCATATCTCAACAGACGCGGCGATAAACATTGGATCGTGCAGCCTTTCTGGCGCGGCTCAGGAGAGGTTATCAGTCGCCACGTACACGTTAAACCATAGGAGGAAGTATGCCATCACATTACTATTCACTTCTAGGAATGGTAAGAGCTACTCCAATAAAGCATGGATGGAATGTCGAGGTATCCTACAAGGATGAAGATGTCCATTCTGGACAATATAAAGTAACTACCAAGTGGCATCCTGTTGGCGAGGTTACCACTGTTGAAGAATTAAATGCCTTAGTAGAAACCCTAGTTAATGAGGAGACCAAACGTGAAACGTAGCATAATCATAGTGGCAATGCTAATGTCAAGCAGCGCCATTGCTCAAACAACAACAATAGAGACCCATAACGGTATCACTTATGGGCGATCTACTGACGGCCACCGTTGGCAAACTGAGACGCACAACGGTATTACATATGGTCGCACCAACGATGGAAAACGTTGGACAGAGGAAACCCACAATGGAGTGACCTATGTCCATCCTCAGAACTAATGTAATCGTAGTGGCGCTGCTAATCTCAGGCAGCGCCAATGCAGAGATGTGTGATATGCAACATCATTGCTATCCTGAGCAACCATATTACGATATACATGGTAACAAAATTCCGCCACCAGCACCGCAATATCCACAACCTAAACCATTACCAATACCAAATAATATAACGGTGCAACCAACAATTAATTCAAATGTTTGTAAGTTGGCCAAAATCAGGGTTGCTCCTGAGGCGCCACAGACTATCGTTGAAATCTGCACGATGTCAGATGAAGAAGAAAGAATGTATCGTGAGAGGCAGAGAGAACTTCAAGTATCAATCCCTAGATTTGGAGACTACTAATGGAAACCTTCTCAGTTTGTCAATTTTTCGAAGATGAATCTTACGAGTGGGTGCGTACCAATGTACCAGCTGAAGAAGCTGTTAAAGCGTTCCAACATTATACCAATAATGTTGCTGTCAAATTAGGTGTAACAAAGCGTGTCATCATTACGGATAGCGGTGACTGCGTTTGTTACGAATGGAAACATGGCAAAGGTATCACTTTCCCAACCAAAGAGGAACTTGACAATGCCAGAACACAGACTCCCAAAGAAGAAAAGTGAGTTTCCACAAGTACCTCCTACTGGTAACTACATGTATATTATCAAGCCTACTGACACTACATATGCTGAGGGCAGAGTGCTCACAGCACAGCCAACACTCGACATGTTGGTTTTCGGTGTTGAAGGCCATATCGAAATTGTACCACGGTTTAATAGATTCGGTGGACGTCCATGCATAGCCTTCTGTAATGAAGAAGGCAAAATGCAAGGCAAACGACCAAATCATCTTGCCCAAATTCTCTGGGAAGAGAATGTTGGGCGCATCATAAACGAAGATCAACTTGTTGGCAACATTGTAATCATAGTTGCTGACGCAGCTTTTCTGAGGGCAATGTAATGCGAGCCATCTCAATCGTTGCACTAACAGTAGGAATGATCAATGCAGCAGATGCTCACTGCTATTCTCGATGGTATTATCCGTATCCTCAGAAATGTGGAGGAGTTTATTCTCGTGCGAACAACAGATCTCCAGTGGTACATCGCGTTAATTTCAATCCTCCTCTTCCTCCTGATCCTAGCGATATTCCACTCCCAAATCTAAGTGCAGATTTTGGAAGCGCACTAGATACGCAATTGGAACTCCAATTGCGCCTCCGAGCATTAGGCTACCAATCAGATCGTTAGGCACTTTGCCAAGGAGACTATTATGAAGAAAGAGCACCAGAAAATCCTTCAAACTGCTGTTACCGCTCTTGTTGAACAAAACAGCAAGTTTGACTCACTTGTTGCTGATTCCATAGGAGTAATTGACAAGGAATTAGAGAATCTTGGAAATCTAGCAGACAGTCTTCAATCTGAATTCGACGAAATGTCTGAGACACAACAGGAAAGTGACAAAGGTTCCGAGCTTGAAGAAGCTATCAATAAGGTAGATGAAATCAAGACGGAACTTGAAGAGCTTAAGGATGAACTCGATGATAAGCCATTCGAGGATCTCATTACTAAGCTAGAAGAATTGGATCCTGCTACCAAGTAAAAAATTTTTGGGGCGCTGCTTAGGTGGCGCCCCAACTACATAGGAGACTTAAATGACAATAGGTCCAGGTAAATATGATAACGAAGCTACATGGGTACAGGCTAGAACCCAGGCACATGGTGTATTGTTAATGATATTACAAGGTAATAAAGGTGATGGTTTTTCAATAGCTAGTTTCGATATTCAAGCAACTCTTGATATCACATTAGCATTACCAAAACTACTTAGGAGTATGGCAGATCAGGTAGAAGCTGATATAAAGGAACAAGATCTTGGCCAAACCAAGTAATCAAGAAGTACAATTCAGATTGCTGCAAATGCCATGTTGCGGTATTTTGATTTGTTGGGTCAATCCTCGCAGACCAATGCGCTGTCCTGAGTGCGGAGAGCGTGTCTTTCATCATTATCCTAAAGATAGATGGGAAGCTCAATACTCAAGAGCATGGTTGCGCGTCGAGGATTATGATAAGGCTACTTGGATTAAAGATTAGTTTTGCCTGACGTCCCAGCGGGCTACCGCACAATATCCCCACGCTGGCGTTAGTTCATGGCTGTTTCTAACGAAAGTCAGGCAAGGAGTGGGAGGGTTTAGCACCCCCGCAATGACCCTCCCACTTTTCTCCAAATAGGAATGAAAATGTCAAAAAAGCGAGAAACCAAAGAAGAGCATGAGAAAAACTGTTTTCGTTGCAGGCTTCATGCATTAGTTGACGAATTGTATCCGCATGGCATTGCGGATCAACAAGAAGGTCGCTTCATTCTAGTAGCACTAGCTGAAGCAGCAGGTCAAATGCTAGCAGATTATGATGAAAAAGAATTTCATTTATTTATGACAGCTATAATAAAATTTCATAACGACAAATGTGAAGAAGATGCAAGTGAAACCAAACACTAACCAAGAGAGGTAGCACTCATGGAATTCGACCACGATACTCTCCAATATGCTTTAGGTCGTCATCAAATTCCGATACGTATGTATCCAGGTATAATAAGATGGATACTAGACGGTGTTAAACCTGGACATTTTCTTCTTGCCATAGTAGAAAATGATTTAAAAGGTGCAATTGATAGAGCAGATGATGAGAATATCATCAGGCTGCAAGCATATGTCAGATTTTTCTATAATTCAGCGCCAGGAGGTTGTTGGGGCTCAAAAGAGCGTGTTGAAGAATGGGCTAAACAGGGAGGGCTAAGAAAAATACACTCCATTGAAAATTTAGTAGTTGAGGAAGAATTTGACGAAGGAGAGTAATATGAAAACCTCTCCGTATAATGAAAAGCTTCACAAATTTTTAATGGGGAAAGGATACCATTATTCTGAGCATGTGCGCTACGACAGATATGATCACGCTAAGGATGGTATCACAATATTTTATTACATAAACAATTACATAATGATACTAGATAAAAATGGGGAGCCAGCGTCCAAGCAAGTGTCTCGTGAAATCGAGAAAGCTCTTTAGGAGAACCAAATGGCACGTATGACAATCAACATCAACCAGCCGAACGTCGAACAAATTGAGTTTACAGCGCAAGAAGTTAATAGTTGGGTGGAAAATCCAACAGGACACGGACATGAAATCCAAGACAAACTTCAAACTTCGTTAGATGAAGCGCAAGCAGACGTTATGAACGGTAGTTCAGAAATACAGTATGTCTTAATCAAAATAACAATATAGGAGGGAGGAATGGAAAAGGGATATGACAGCGAATGTTATAATCTGGCTGAGCATTTCTTGGATGACGACGAAACTGTACCACCAGATAGAAAGGAGGAAATGCTGAGATTACTAGCTCAAGAAATACAAGACACAGTTGAGTCTTTCATCTATCAGTCGATGCCACATTTGTTGGCTCCAAAAGGAGGATAAAATGACGCTAGGAGTAATGACATTTATAGGGGATTTCCCTGTTGCTGGTCAACCGAACTGGGACGTTAACTTTGAATCTTTGGAGGCAGCAATTGCTGCCGCCAAAGAACAACATGCACACTTCAAAGTAGAAGAAAATGATGAACATTATACTGTTGTATTGGATTTAGAAAGAAGTGAAGAGGACGATGTATTATGGCTTATGTATAAAGATGAGATAAAGGAGGGAATGAAAGCACAAGAAGTAGCTGAAACTTTAGCTTATGGAGAATGTCCGTGAAAGAAGACTATGAATATTACCCACATCAAATCGACAAGGATCATTGGTTAATATTCAAAGTCAATACGTATCATTATAAAGAACCAGAAAAAATATATGAAATAAAACCAGATTGGACAGGCAATCTTTATTGTGATTGCAAAGCTTCTGGGCGCTGCAAGCATCTGACAATGATTCTGCCCAAAAAAGAATTATTTTGATAATAAGAATGGTCTTATTATCAGTTATGGAGTATCCATGGCTAAAGTGGTAGCATGGCCTAGTACGCCGCCTGAACCTAAGCGGCGCACTAGTATCAGCTCCTCAGTGTTCCGTATTGTTACGGGTCATTGGGAGGAGCTTAGTCCGCGCCTGAAAGTTCTTCAGGACGAAGATTCTATTTCAGGATCTTGGCGTGACGACTACGCTGTCGCAGCCTCTGAGATTAAGAGGATTGGGACAGAGGAAGGAGATCAGACCATTATCAACGCTAAGGAGCGTGAGATTAAGGCCACGATCTCACCCGTGCTTGAGAGAATGGAACTCTCTCGCAAGGAGCGTTTGATTGCTTTGAATGCTCCAGATCCAGATACGCCTCCTGAAGGCGATACATCAACAGCGTAATAATAACCTTGGAGCCAGTGCCTACACTGGCTCCACTTTAGGAGTCGAAAATGCCAAAACCTACGAAACGAAAGCAAGTGGAAGATTTTATCCTAGCCTATGAGGCGCTCCATAAATCTCTTCCGTCAAGAGAACAGATAGCCAAAGAATTGGATGTTTCTCATGCAACAATAGAGGTGGTTTTAATTCCACTTAAAGAAATGAGGGAGAAAAAGAAATCAAATCCAATTAAATTTACGAAAGCTCAACAAAAACAAGTTGAAGCTGCGATAGCCATTCGGCTTAAAGTTGAAGTAGATAAAATTCGTGAAGCAGCATTTCCAAGATGGAAACAAGAAGTTGAAAGTGCTCGTAAAATGCAGCACAGTTTGGATAAAGTAATAGATGGATATAAACCAGTATTTACAGATACTGAGTTTTCAAATATTATGAGATGTTTGCATCCAGATTCTCGTAGTTCTGTAACAGATGAACTACTAAAGATAGCGTTCCAAACTTTTATGGCGCGCAAGGAAAGACTTCTCACACCTAAAAAGGTGGCAGCCTAGCTGAACAAATCTTTATCTGCTTGAGAGATTGATTGTTTCTTTCTCTCAAGTTCTTCTTTTTGTTTCAAATAATCTTCTTCCCACATTACTTCGCCTATCCAAGGTGGCTTAAATCCATTCTCCTTTGCTGCCCAAATAAGACCTCCAAGACTTTTAGTCCCATTTCTAGGAATTTCTGGGCGATGCGATTTCCACTGTCGCATGAAGTAGCCTTGGCCGCGCCCCATTACACCGTATCTGGCACCGCCGCTAACTGCTTCAAGAAACAGTTCTGTTGCCTCATCTATTGTTATATTATTGGCTTCGTTATCGTCATGTATAGCACCTATTAATGGTAGCATAACATGCAACGTATACCATTCATTTGTATCTGCTAGACCTTGATCTCTAATGAACTCTATACATGCCAACGCTTTCTTATATGCTGTCCATTGAGAATTCTTGCGAGGAACAAATGGATGCTTTAAACCACCTACGCGAACTTGCATTATGGCTGGCACTTTTGATCGCAATATACCAATGCTGTATTTATGAAAATAATTTTTGGCTATGTATGATTGCGCTATTGTCTGTCCTTTGGCTATCTTCTCTGCTTTTGGATAATTTATCGTTCCTGGCAGACGCATTACGCGGTCTATATTGGACATATTATCTACTTTAACTGGTAGATGTGCAACTTTGGAGCGCAACAAGGTCTCGAAATCATGGCCTAACGCTGCAATGTTTGAGCGATTTGCTATCATTTTTACATTATCTTCTTTTTCTTTGTCATTTTTCGGCGGCCTAAATAACCATGTTACTTCTCTTTTATCCAATAAATATATAAGATGAAAGCCACCACCAGTATTTATAACTAGCGATGGTTTTAATTCTAGTTCCTTATCTATGAAATTTAAAACAGCTTCTTGATCTCTTTCAAAAGACGTAAAGTCTATATCAAATGCTAATGCTCTGATAGCGATAATATCGTCAATATTGTTCTTGCCTCCAGAACCTTGCCTCTCAGTTATTTTGCAAGGTTTATTGACACTATAGTACACATTTGATTTACGTGCTTGCCGCTTTTTGATATCGGCGATGAGCAACTCTCTTTGGTGCGCCTCAAATGTTTTGCCAGCTTCCCATACAGGCCCGTTCTCTGGACCTCCAAATGGAGCTTCGCTCGCTATTGTGTGGCGCCCATCCGGTTCTAGTATATCAAGAAATTGCAGAGCTTCTTGGATATTTAATTCCATCTTACTCTCCTTTCTTCACTACTTTAATTTTAGTTTTTCCAGTTTTAACCAATTTTGCTTGTTGAACAGCAAATTCTTTTGCTGCTTCATCTAATTCTTTATGTGCATGTCTCAACAATAGATTCATTGAATCATATAAATCTATCGCATGATCAAAAGTTTTTCTGGCTTCTTCCCATTTAGTCTTGGCTTTTTCGTACTCATCCGTAAATAGATCTGGCATCTTTTTCTCTTTCCCGAAATATTCGCGCAGTATAGCATAAAGCAGAAAAGAAAGCAACACACAATTGCGTTATCGCAATTCTCAATCAACCACAGAAGGAATGAAAAATGGCGAGCTTCACCTACAAATCGTATAATTTCGTTGATAAAGATCCTATAATTGACGAAATCAGAACTGTTTATCAGGACAGCGGCGTAAATTATAAATGGATTGAAGATAACAGTGGCGTAACATCGAATACTTTATCAAATTGGTTTTCTGGTAAAACAAGAAAGCCGCAAGCAGCTACTATCAATGCTGTTTTAAGAGCATTGGGATACAAACTTGGTATTGTTCCGCATGGAGAACAAGTTAAAGTTTATCCAATAATGGAACAGCCAAAAATACACAAACTAGTTTCTGTGCGCCATGTTGTGCAGATGAGCAAATATAAGAAAAAAGCAAGAAAATGAGGAATCCCACCGAGGATACAACCCCAGCAGCGGATGTGTGATTACCGGCTAGTGATGGATAACAATGATGTTCCAGCGTGGTCAGACGTAGCAATAACGCCGTCGCACGCGCCCCATAGTGAGCGGTCATTGTTGTTTTGGCACTACAAGATGCGATTCAGGTTCTCGGTGGGTTTTGACATTACCTGTGAAATCGCATAACATCACATATTGGCGCTGCTATCGGAATGGGCCGGTAGCAGCGCCTCTTATCATTCAATGCCCATAGGAGAAGAAAAATGAAATACAAAGTGGAGTTTTCAGGTAACGCAGAGATCATGTTTGCTATGATGGCAAAACTTTTGCCAGATGAACTTAATGTTCATGTTGAAGAACTTCCTGAACCAAAAGAGGAACACTTTTCTAAAGTGGCGCAACTTGTTGCTCATAACCAAAAGTTAATGGCACCGCCACATAATAAAAAGCAAAGACAATCTCATTTTAAACATCCAGATGGAAAAACAGCAATGGATTTTACTCTTGAATTTTTACAGAAGCGCCAATCGGCAGAATGGCGAGAAATGAGTCATAATCTTGTATCATTAGGTTACAATAAAAGTACAATCAATAATGCTGTAACTAGATTGATGGAGAAGAAGCTTGTTGAGAAGATTGCACCGGGTGTTTATAAGCTCACAAAGAAATCACATGAAAAGTAATTATTGCGTCTATGTTTGGAAACGAACTGATATAAACAAAATATTTTATGTTGGTCACGGAAGTAAAAACCGTGCACTGAATGGTAATAATCGTTCAAAAGGATTCAATCAAGTAATTGACGAATTACATAAAGCTGGATTAATGCCTCTTGTCCATATTGTGAAAGAGGATCTATCATTATTACAAGCTTTAGAATTAGAAGGTATCACAATTGAGATTTGTCTCAAAAATAACGAACCACTAGTCAATGTAAATCACATGAAGAGACGGTAGTTTAAAAAAGCGTTTGCTTTCGTGTCGCAACTGTGCTAATGTACTATAGAGGGTGAAAAATGCTTCTGGATCAAATATACAAAGCGGACGTATCTGGTAATGTTAGAGTTTGGCAAGCCGAAGTGGGGGAAGGCGAATGGGAAGGTTGCTGGAGATCGCATTATGGTGTCTTGGGTGGACAAATAATTACAACAGAGTGGACCCAAGTAGAATTAAAATCACAATCTACTATAAGCAGTCAAGCTTTATTTTATGCCAGGGCGGAGATGAACAAGAAATTGAGAATAGATTACAGATTGGACATTGATAATATTCACGAGACTAGATTAAGTCTTATCAAGCCTATGCTTGCTCAAAAATACATAGGCTGGCAGCGCCCTTGTTTTGTTCAGCCTAAGCTCGATGGCGTTCGCTGCTTGGCTAATGCGGATGGACTCTGGTCGCGCACCAATATACAGCTCATTTCTACTCCTCATATCGAGGGAGAATTGAAAGCATTTTTTGAGGAATATCCAAATATAGTTCTTGATGGAGAACTATATAATCACGATCTACATGACAATTTTAATAAGATCATTTCTCTAGCCAGAAAGACTAAGCCACAGTTTGCTGACTTAGAAGAATCAGCACAACTTATAGAATATTGGATATACGATATGTTTGACTTAGAAAGTCCACATATCAATTTTGAGAATAGATGGGAATTTTTATGGCTAGAGTTGTTTAGTAAAGATCATAACATAAATATGATAAAGGCAACGCCAACAAAATTTGTAACAACAGAGGATGAGCTTGATATCTACAATCAAGAACTTCTGTTGCAGGGATTTGAAGGCCAAATCGTGCGCCACAATGCTAGATATGAACAGAAGCGCTCAGATAAACTTCTCAAACGTAAAGAATTTGTTGACGAAGAATATGAATTAAAGGACATACTTGAAGGCGAAGGAAATTGGTCAGGCTATGCTAAAATAGCTGTTTGTTCTATGCCAGATGGCACAGAATTTAGAGCTGGTATTGCAGGAACACAAGAATTCACAAAGGCTCTTTTGGAAGATAAAGATGCTTTTCATTCTGTTACAATTAAATATCAAGCACTAACTCCAGATGGAGTTCCTCGTTTCCCAATAGCTATAAAGTTTTGGGAAGAATTGTTTGATAGGATGGAAGAAGTAATCAAACCGAAACGTGATCTTTTCTCATAGGAGCGGAACATGAATGAACTACAAACGAAGCCCCAAGGTAGTCTGGCTTTAGATGATGAACTCCTCGGCTTGGGAGGAATGGGAACTGAGAACGTCAAAGCTAAGGACGTTCTTATTCCACGTCTAGTTATTCTTCAAGCACTATCTCCTCAATTGAATAAAAAGAAAGCTGAGTATATCGAAGGTGCGGAGATTGGTGATTTCTGCAATGTCGCGACAGGTGATATCTATAAGGAATCAGTTCTTGTTGTTCCTTGCCATTTTACTACAGACTATATTGAATGGACAAAGAACAGAGGTGGTCTTGCTAATAATCATGGCGACGATGCCAATATATTGAAACAAACTGTTAGAAATGACAAAAATGAAAATGTATTGCCTAGTGGCAATATAATCCAAGAAACAGCGCAGTGGTATTGCCTTATCCAAGACGGCGCTACTTGGTCAAGGATATTTTTTCCACTCAAGGCAACCAATCTAAAACATTCACGTAAATGGCTCACACTCTGTCGAACAGAGACAGTTCAACTTCCTAATAACGAGCTGTGGAAGCCGCCTCTTTTTTGGCGCTCCTGGAAGCTTGATATTGTTAGTGATGGAAATGAACAGGGAGATTGGTATACATTTAGACCAATAAAGGGTGAGCTAATAATGGATCTTGATCCAAGCAAACAACTAATTAGACTGTGCAAGTCATTCTACGAAGATATTCGTACCAATGTTGTTCGTCCTGATATCGAACAGACTCAGGATGAAAGTGGTCCTATTATTGAAGGGAGAGTAAATCCTTCAAAGGGCGAAAATATACCATTCTAAACAGGAGAAAACATGACAGAGAATGAAAGCCTAGCTGTCAATAGAGCGACAGAAGAAATTGAGAACATGCTTAGATTGGATAGACCACCTACAAGATTTTCAAGACCTGTTATCGCACCTGTAATTGAACAACCGCCGGAACCTGAACTTGTGCCAGAACCTGTTAAAATAGACCATACATTAATTCCAATCGACGCACTTGAAGAAGTGTCTCGTGCGCTTATGTATGGTAAAGAAAGGCACGGTGCTTGGGGTTGGATTGAAAATCCAAAATCCTATACTGAGCTTCTTGCCAAAACGCAGCGCCACATCTTTGAGTTTCAAAAAGGCGTACTAATTGATCCTGCTACTGGATTATCACACATAGCATGTGCTATTTGTGATCTCATGTTCCTACAGTCCAATATATTAAAGGGACGTGGAACAGACGACAGGCTCAAGGGTTAATATTTATGGCGCGATCCGGTTACAGAAATCGGATGAATGGCCCTTATGCTTCGAGGGTTAATTCTTGGGAAGTGGGAAGCAGCTTCCATGAGCGCGCCTATTTGAAAATGTGGAAGGAGGACATTGTGGATTATAGAGAATTTGATTGCGCTGTATGTCATTGTCATGTATATACATGGGCAGATGATACTAGAAATACTTGTGCTGTTTGTTCTTGGATCAAACAAATGCCTGGTATCACTCCCGAAGAAGAAGCTGAGATACGTGTGATTACAGCTACCCCAATTTTGGAGAAAGAAAATGACTGACGATGTCCGTGATATGTTCGGATTTGTTGCGCCATCAGAAGAGCAATTATCATCCATATCGAAATGGGCAAGTAAAGCCCTAGAGTTGCAAGCTGAGATCGAACAAGTTGAGGCGCACCTAAAAGAATTGAATAGGGAACTTGCTCAAATTGAGGAAGTAGATTTACCTAGAGCTATGATGGCTGCTGGCTCAGAAGAATTTACAATGACAGGCGGCGGCAAAATTAGCATAGATGATGTTATCCAGGGTAGTTTAGCTAAGGGTGAAGAGAAACGTGAGTATGCTATTCAATGGGTAGCAGAAAACGACGGCTCAGAAATTATCAAAAGACATTTTGAGATTGACTATACTAGAGGTCAACACTCTTATGCGATGGCTTTGCGTAAACTGTTGGAAGAAAATCAGGTACACTTCGATGAGTTCGAGAGTATCCATACGAGTACGTTCAAAGCGTTCCTGCGTGAGAAGTTGAGAAGGAACATTGTCCCACCTTTTGATAAGATGGGATTTCGTTTCTTCAAGAAGGCCATTATCAAACCGAAGTAACAAAATATGGCAGATATCCATATTATAGGTGCTGGTATGTCAGGACTCTTGGCAGCTAATATGCTAAGACGTCATCACATAACCGTGTTTGAAAAACAAGAAAAACTGCCAAATAACCATCATGCAGTCTTGCGGTTTAGAACTCCAGAAATAGGTAATATTTTGGGAATACCTTTTAAAAAAGTTAATATGTTAAAGACTCATGAACCATTTAGAAACGTAGTGGCAGATAGTCTCTCTTATTCAAGAAAATGCACTGGCAAATATCTATCAGATAGATCCATTATTGCGGGTACTATTCAAGAAGAACGATATGTAGCGCCACAAAATTTAGTAGAGCAAATGGCAGAAAATGTTAATGTCTGCTATGGAACAGGATTTGATCCATTAAAAAACAAAGCGGATATACCAGTTAAAGCTATCTCTACATTGCCAATGCCAGTTTTAATGGCATTGTTAGAATATGAACATGATATTAATTTTGATAGTATTCCAGGTTGTGTATTCACAGGTAGAATATTGGATTGTGATGCCTATGTCTCAGTTCTATACCCAGGTCCAGAAGTATATAGTCGCGCCACTATTACAGGGGATCAACTCATTGTTGAGTTCCCAAACCGTACTGAAATACCTGATTTTATTGATTTGGCTCTTGTTTATAATAGTCTTGGTTTATATGATTGTGTCGTACTCGACGCTGACTTTAAGAGACAGCCATACTTCAAAATAACAGAGATAGATGAAGCAGAACGTAAAGCGTTTATGCGTTGGGCAACAGTACATCATGGTATCTATTCTTTGGGGCGCTACGCAACATGGCGACCCAAATTACTGCTAGATGATCTAATCCAAGATGTTCGCAAGATAGAGGGATGGATATGCAAGTAACACTCATCGACGGAACAGGTATGGGTTCTGAAGATCCTGGTCGCTATGCTGCTAATATCATTGCATACACTAGATCAACAAGACTTAAAATGTCTCCAGGATTGCTCGATGAGATACGAGCGAAACCGGATTATGAGGTTTTAAAAGAACTTCAATTGGCAGCAGGCACATTGCCATCTAGTTGGGAATTTGTTCAATTTACATTCCTCATAGAGAAGGTTACAAGAGCGTTCACCCATCAATTGGTGCGCACCAGAACTGCATCATATGCTCAGCAAGCTATGCGTATTGTGAATATGGAAGATTTTGAATATGCTACAGGTCCATCAGTTGTAGGGAATGAACTTTATAAAAATACAATGGAAACTATTGCTGCCAGTTATAAAATAATGATAGATAACGGTGTGCATAATGAAGATGCGCGAGGTGTCTTGCCAACAAATATTCTAACAAATATCAATATGTCTATCAATATGCGTAACTTTGTTAATATGACAAGGAAACGTGTCAGCAGACGTGTACAAGATGAGTATAGAAACGTAATGGATGCTATGGT